CAGGCCCGCGCTGATGACGTCGGTGATGGTGATGAGGCTCATAGACGGCTGCTCCAGTCTGATTTTGACGCGAGGGGTGCGGCGGTGGGTTTGGGGGCGGCGGCGGGCGTGGGCGGCGGGGCGGCGGCGGGCTCAGCTGTCAAGGAATCCTTGACGGCTGGCGCGGGCTGCCCCGGCGTGCCGGATTCGAGCGTGATGCGCAGGCGCGCGAACCAGCCGGGGTCGGGCTTGCCGTTGCGGAAGCGGCCGATGTTGACTTCCTTGTGCTGCCCCACCGCCCAGGCGCCGGTGATGCCGTCCAGCGGTTCGTTGCGCTTGTAGCGCGCGCCCTTTTTCTGCTCGTAGCGCTTGGTCTCGGGGTTGTAGACCTCGGACAGCAGGCCGTCGAAGTAGTCGGTGGGCAGGCCGGCGGGGAAGCGGTAGCGGCGATCTTCCACCGGCAGCTTGCCGTCGGCGACGAGGTGGCCGTAGAGGTAGTCTTTGCAGAACTCGGTGCCGATGTTCCACACGCAGTAGCCGGACTTGATCGCCTTGCCGCGGCGGTCCTTGTCCGGATAGCTGCCGGTGGTGGCGATGGCGCGGCCCATGCGCGAGGTGGAGCCCTGGCAGGACAGCACCTTGACCTTGAGGTCGGCGCGCTGGACGAAGGCACGCACCTGCTGCCCGCGGTGCCCCCGGCTGTCGACGCCGGCGGCGCGGATGGCTAGCGGGTTGCCCCAGGCGTTGAGGCGCGGCGCGTTGAGCCAGGCGGCGGCTTCGTTCCACACGTCGGGGCGCGCGGTGTCGCCCTGGATCTGGTGCCAGTCGATCAGCCGGTAGCCGCCTTCGTGCCAGCCGAGCAGGTGGCAGTCGAGCCAGGTGTCCTGCGTGTCGATGAAGGCGGTGAGCGCGACCACGCCGGGCGGGATCTGCATCAGTTCGTGGTCCAGCTCCATGCGCTTTTCGAGTTCGTTGGTTTTGAGGGCGCTGGTCTGGTCTTCGTAGCCTTCGGCCAGCATGCCGTTGATGAACACCTTGAGCGTCGACGGGTCGTTTTTGGAGAGCAGGAACTCGTGCGCCATGTCGAGCCAGGCCGGCCCCAGCGCGATCGGCGAATACAGGTTGTTTGCGTGGTAGCCGCGGCGCAGCAGCACCTCGGGCTTTTCCGGTATCCAGATGCCGTCGTTGAGCAGCTTCGGTTTGAAGTGCTCCTTGATGCCGTGTCCGCACGACTCGCATTCGTATTCCGCCCACGCCGGCGGCTTGTGCGCCTGGTCCCACTTCAGGTTCGACCACTTGAGGTGCTGCGCGGTGCCGCAAGCGGGGCAGTGAACGTGGTAGCGGCGCTGGTCGGACTGCTCGTATTCGATCAGGATCAGGCTGGCGTGCAGGATCGTCGGCGTCGACATCTTCAAAAACTTGTAGCGCGGAAAACCCTTGAAGCGCCCCCGGAACAAGCCCACCGGCCCGCCCTCCACGCCGATCTCCCACGGGAAGCGGTCGAGGTCGTCGACGAAGCCTTTCTTGATCGAGCGCTGCGCATAGCTGTTGGGCGAGTTGCCGCCGGCCAGGAACAGCAGTCCGCCGGGGAAGTCAATCACGTCCTTGCTGTTGGCCGCGTCGCGCGACTTCATCCCGCCCAGCATGTCGCGGATCACCGGCGTATCGCTCAGCATCGGGTTCAGCTTCTGCGTCTTCCAGGTGTCGCGGCTTTCCAGCGTCGGCATCATCCCCATCATCGGCGCCGGCGAATGGTCCATCGTCTCGCCGATCCAGTTCGTGGTGACCAGCGTCTTGCCGAACTGCGACGGGAACACCAGCGTCACCTCGCGCACCGGCGAAAAGTCCGACAGGCTGTCCATCACCTCGCGCATCATCGGATGCCGCGACGTGCGGAAGCTGCCCACCTCGCCCGAATCCTTGGATGACAGCTTGCGGTTCTTGTCCGCCCATTGCGACACCGTGAGCCGGTCGCGCGGCTTGACCGCGCGGGCAAGGCGTTCGAGGCAGTGGGTGACGGAGAGCGGGAGGGCTGCGGTCATTGTTTGCTAGTTGTCCAGCTTCACCCAGCCGCGCGGGGTTACCTGGTATCGCGTACCGTCCGCCATCGACTTGATTTCGCCTTCGCCGTGCAACTCCACGGTCACAGGCTGCCCGGCTTTATTCGCCAGTTCACCCATAAAGCCCTTTTCAATCTCATCCATGTCGCCGTACAGAAACGATTTGCCATCGGTAAACTCGGCCCCTCCAAGCATTTTTTCCATGAATTCTTTGGCTAGCGGGTTGGGGGTGTCGTTGAAGCTAATGCTCATTTCATGATCCTTTGGTTATGCCGTTGCTAACACGGCGTTCTAGCGGGGACGAGCGAAAAGCCGCGCGCCCATAAATTCATGCGTTGTCAGACAACAGCTCGCCCTGGGCCAGCCGTTCCACAATCGCCCGGCATTGGCTCTCGCGCTTCTCAATCCCGATTGCGCGGCGTCCTGTTTTCTTCGCGACTGCCAGCGTTGTCCCGCTGCCAGCAAAGCAGTCAATCACAAGCCCGCCTTCCGGCACGCTGTACTGCATCAGTGGGGCCACAATCGCCTCCGGCTTCTGCGTTTCGTTCACGGCGTAGCCGTGGCAGTTGTTCGCCTGGATCACGCTGCGCATGATCCGGTCAGTTCTCCATTCCGGGTCTTGCCCGCCAATCGCGCCGGTATGCTGCGGCCCTTTAGTCCGTGAGTAAAACCGCGCTTTTCCTTCCTCTTTCGGCGTGGCTTTGTGCAGGTCTTGCCACTCGCCACGGTAAAAGTGCAGCGCCAGCTCATGCACACGCTTAAACCGATCAACGGCAAACCCGCTTCCGTTCTGCTTTTCCCAAATCACGTCCTGCGCCAGTTTCCAGCCGTCCAGGTCGCCGCGCTTGTCGAAAAACATCCGCATGCTGCCGAAGCACCACATCTGCGGCGCAACCAGCGCGGCCACTGCAGGCCATCCGTCCGGCCATTTGTCCCAGTCAAGGCTGGTCTCGCCGTAGGGCGGGTCGGTGATGATCGCGTCGGCCATTGGTAGCGTCGGGAGTATCTCGAGCGCATCGCCGTGGTAGAGCGTCACTTGGTCGTCTTGGTAATAGGGATTCATCATGCCGACGGAACCCCGCTATCAGGCGTCTGTGCCGAGATTGCCTGCACGTTCTCCCGATGCCACTGCTTGATATTCGGCAAAAGCGCTTCGACCTGCTCACGTCCGGCCCTCTCGCCAGCCCTGTAAGCGGCCTGCGCGATCAGTTCAGCCATCGCGTGATAGCCATCGGGCAGATACTTTCTGATTACCTTCTGGCGTTTCTTCCAGCCTGCGAAGCTCATGCTGTTCTCCTTTGGTTTGCTTTTTGTTGAAGCTGGTCGTGCACCGTCTGCAGCACGTCCTGCGCGGCCTCGGCCAGCGCGGCGTGGGTTTCTTCGATCGATTGCAGCGGATGCACCACCGGGGCCAGCCGGTCGGGCAGGTTCTCCATCAACGATCTCAGCGTGGCGCCGAGGTCGTCCAGCGCGAACTCGACATCCTCGCGGGCGATCAGGTTGCCGGCCATGGTCTCGCGCCCCATCCGCGCCATGTCGGCTTCGTGCTCGCGCTTGTCGGCCTCGGCGCGCTTGAGGCGCAGGTTCAGGCCCTCGATGCTGTCCTTGACCGCCGCCGGCACCTCGACGGGCGCCTGCTTCGTTTCGCGCGCCTCCTCCAGCTGCAGCGCATGGGCGCGGTGGTGGGCAGAAGGGCTTGCCAAGGCCTCGATCTTTGCCAGGGAGGCATCCACGTCCACCAGATCGCCGATAAGCACGACACGGCCATCCTGGACCGCCCGGGTGACGCTGGAACGGTTCCACCCCAGACGGCGGGCAAACTCGGCGCGGGTCTCGGTAGTCATCGCGCGCCCTCTTTCACCGGCCTGGGCAGCGTCATCTCGGACAGCCGCAGCGAGCGCGTGCCCGGCATGGCGTCGCTGCCGATGCTGTGCCCGCCCTCCGTTGCGTAAAACGCCGCCCCGCCTGCAACACCGTTGCGGATGGCGGCATTGATGCCGTCCGCGCCGAAGGCTTCGCGCAGTTCGTCGACCCAGGCGGCGACGGTGGGCATGGTTTGGCGCAGGGGTTTTTTATCCATGAACGACTCCCGAACGGGTTTGGATAGGGTGAGCGCCTACCCTATCCAAGACCCTATCCACAATTTCTTTAATCAAATCAACACTTGGATATATTAGATAGGGTGGATAGGGTGTTTGCTCGTGTGCGCGAGTTTGTGCGTGTGTGTGGTGTTGCGTTATGTTTTCCGCACATGTGCGCAGGCGCTTTACCCTATCCAAGGTATCCAAGCCAATAACCACGCGGGTTTGCGCGTTGGATAGGGGTATCCAAGACCCTATCCAAGGTATCCAAGCTGGGGCGGTTTTCATTGG